GCCCTCGAGGGCACGTTGCGGCTCCTCGCCCCGCAACCGCAAATGGTGCAGCAAGGGCCGCCGCCGCTCGTGCGCCTCCCGCGCGACGCCGCGCAACGGATCGCAGGGACGCTCGGCGGCCCGTGGAACGAGGAGGCCGTGCAAGCACACGCGCCGATCTTTGCGGCCTTCGGCCAAGAGCTCTTGGCGCCCCTGCTGCAAGGCATCGAAGGAATGGCGGACGTCGTCGACTTGCTCCAGGTCCGGCAAGAGGTGCCGCAGTACGAAACCCAGGCCGAGGAGGCCGACCGCGTGCGCAACGAGTATCGGCAACGCGGTCAAGTCATCACGCGCTAGCAAGCCGTTGCGCTCGTAAAGGCACGCCGCATGGACGACCCGAAATATGTGGACACGCTGGTTGACGAGCGCGCCCGCGCCCGCTCCGCCGAGCACGCGCACCGTGCCGCGGCCGCCGCCGGCGCCGTGACAGAGGGCGGGGCGAGCGCGCAGAAAGCCGGCCCCGAGCCGACCAAGGGCCCGCGCACGCCGCCGACGCGTGAGCAATTCGCGAGTATGACGCTCGAGGAGAAACGCAAGGCGCTCGAGGGCGCCACGATCTAAGAGGAGGCCGCCATGCCCGGCAGTACCTATAGCTACAATGATCCGGGGCTCTCGACCTCGACAACGCTTGTCAACGATCTTGCGCCGCTTTGGTTGCAGGATGAGCTGCTTGCGATTGCCGAGAAACTCACCGTGTTTGCCGATATTGGCGACTTGCCCAACATGCCCGACGGCGAGGGCAAGACCTATTCGGCGCAGCGATACGAGCGCCTCCCGTTGCCCAATGCGCCGCTCTCCGAGGGGATCACGCCGGATTCTACGGCGCTCGTGGTCAACAAGGTGACGGCGCTTCTCGAGCAATGGGGCATGGTCGTGTCGCTGACCGACGTCGCGCTTATGACCACCAAGCATCCGGCGCTCACGGCGGCAAAAGACCGGCTCGGCAACGCGTCGGCCGAATTGCAGGACCGCGAGATCCAGAAAGTTCTTATGGGCGGTGGCGTCGTCGTGTTCCCGGGCGGCAAAACGTCGCGCTCGACGCTCGTCGCCGCCGACGTGCCGACTACCGATTTTGTCTCGGGTATCGTCGCCACGCTCCGCCAGCTCGGCGCGCCGACCTTCCCGGGCAGTCAGTATGCCGGCGTCGTCGACCCGTACCACGAGCAAGACTTGGCGAAGGATCAAACCTTCGTGCTCTCGCATCAGTACGCCGAAACCACGGCGCTCATGAATGCCGAAATTGGGCGGTGGCGCGGCGTGCGCTGGAAGCGCTCGAACCTCCTCCCGATCATGGCGAGCCTCCCGACCGGCGCCGGCGGCGCCTCGGCGACCAACCAAGCCGCGGGCACGGGCGAAACCGGATTCACGGCCGGCTCGACGGTCAAGGTGACGGTGGCACTCGCCGACCCGATCACGGGGCTCGATACGCGCCAGATTGCGACCGCCAACGTAACGAATGCGTCGGCCTACACGGTGGCGTTTACCATCACGGCGACGGCGCCCGAGGGACGCTACAACGTGTACGTGAGCGCGGAGGGCGGCACCGTGCCGACCTATCAAACGACCGTGCTGAAGCCCATCGGGGCGCAGTACGTCGGCGTCGTGGCGAAGGCCGTGACGAGCGCCGCGGCGGCGACGTCGGTCGGCTACAGTGCGACGGGCGCCCCGGCGCAAGCCGACCCGCCGGCGACCGGCAACGTGCACGTGGGCTACATTTTCGGCAAGAGCGCCTTTGCGGTGCCCGCGCTCGGCTCGCGTGTAGAAACGACCTTGACGCCGGCGACCGCGAGCGATTCCGACCCGCTCAAGCAGCGGCGGAAATGCGGCTTCAAATTCATGACCAAGACGTGCATTCTCAACACGGACTTTTATCGGCGCTTTGAGGCGTCGAGCGCATTCGGTTGATTCCGATGGGACGCCCCCCCGGTCGCCCTCGCATGACGCCGCCGGTCGATTCCGCGCCCGCGGCGCCCGAGGAGCTCGACGGCGCCGACCTCGGCGAGGCGCTCGCATCGCTGCGGCCCGAGGACCTCGCCGAGGAGGTGCTCGAGGGCCGCGCGCGCTTGACGCCCGAGGTCGTGCGCATCTTGAACGAAACGTGGCGCGAGCTCGTGCAATACGACGACGACGGCAGCAAACGACGCTGTCGGCTCATCGTCGGCGTGCTCCGCCGGGCAAAGCATCTTGAGCTGCACCCCGGATGCTCGCGCGTCCTGATCGACGTGCCCATGCTCCCCAACAAGCAATTTGTGCGCGTCAACGAGCGGGTCTTTTACGGGAGCCACGAGGTATGGGAATGCGAGGCGCGCACCATTCTCGGGCTCGTGCATTGGGCCCGCGTCGTCGAGGCGCAACGGATGGACGACCGGCGCAGCGAGCACCCGACCATTGACCTCGATTCGCCGCTCGCCGAGCGGGCGCGGGCGATACAACGCGCATGATACCTCGAGGCCCCGCCGCGCGGAACGGCTCGCCCGTGCCGCCCTTTTCCGGGCAGCTCGTCAAGGTGACGGGCGACGGCGAGCACGTCACGATTGCGTTTACGGCGCGCACGCCCGAGGAGCTCGAGAGTGCGCTCGCCGCCGCCGGCAACGCCGCCGTGCGCCGCTTGCACGCCAATAACGCCGCCGTCTTGAGCGCCGGCGACCAATTCGAGCAACGGCAACGCCAAGTGTACCAGAACGCGGTCGGGCAGCTCCGCCGAGAGCTCGGCTTGCCCGACCCGCCCGCGGAGGAGGACGCGACTCGTGCCGACAATCCCGCCGGGGCGGTACACGCGGCAGAAAATCCGTGACCTCGCGTTAAACCGCGCGGGCAATCGCGCCCTCGACGCCGACGCCGCCGATTTTCTCGCCCAGCATCTTTTTGAGCTCTACACGCTCGCCGATTGGCCGTTTCTCTATGTGTCGGCGCCGCTCACGCTCACGGGCCCGACGGTCGACTTGCCCGACGATTTTGTGACGGCGCAGGATGACCACGCGTTTCAAATCGTGGCGATTGACGGGAGCCCGCAAGCGAATTGCTTTGCGCTCGAGCTCTCGCCCGAGGAGCTCGCCGCCATCACGCCGGCGCCCGGCTCGAGCACGGGCGGCGTGCCGCTCTATTGGGCCGTCTCGAGGAGCGACACCACGGCGACCGTGGCACCCGACCCGACCGGCCGGCGTATCGACGTGCTGTTGCGCTACAAGCGGCTCCCGCCCGACCCCGTGCCCGCCGAGGAGCCCGCCGACGTGCCCGTGTTCCCGTACCATAATTACCTCGTGCAAGCCGTGTATGTGTTTGCACTTGAGCACGAGCGCGACGCGCGCGCGCAAGCGGAGGCCGCGGCCCGTGACAATCTGCTGGGGATGATTCGCCGCGGCGCCGCGCCCCTCCGCTCACAACGCGCCGATATTCCGCTCGACCCGGCCGTCTTTCGTCGGCCGTTTAGAGGCGACTAATGCCGGGCGCGCCCGACCGCGAAACGCCGATTCCCGTTCGCCGCTTTCAGGGAACCATGCTCGCAATCGACCCGGCGTTTGTGCCGCTCGGCTTTCTCGCGCGGTGCGACAATTGGATTCCGGACCCGACCTATGTACTGACCAAGCGGCAAGGGTCGACCGTATGGCAAACCTTCCCGGGCGGCACGCGTGTTGACCCGCTCATCTATACGACCGGGTCGGATGGGCACCGCTACCTGTATGCCGTTGCCGCGCCGGCGAGCGGCGATACCGGCGGCTCGCAAATTTATGTCTCAATCGACGACGCCGCGTTTGCCGCCGTGAGCAATGGCAAGTTTGCGACCGCGAATCCGCGCCACGGCGCCGCCGCTATCGGCGACAATGTATTTTTCGGCAACGATAGCGACCCGATTAAGCAAGTGCCGCTCGGCGCCGCGGCAATTGACCTCGTGCAGCTCGGCGTCGCAAACGACGCCGGCGCCACGGCGACCTTTGTCGACGACCCGAATAGTAACTTGATTGCCGGGACCTATTCGTATCGCTGGGGTACGTACAACTCGAGCACGCAACGGTGGACAAATCTCGCGACGACGAAAACCGCGACGACGCCGGCGACGAGCCGCGCGCGTCTCGTGTTTCGCGCGCCGACCGGCGGCCTCGCGGCCAATGAATTGTGGCACCTCTTCGTCGCCGGCGCCGACCAAATGATCGAGGGCGCACACGACCAAACGCCCAACGGCCTCCCCGTCTCGACGGGCGCCGACCAATTTTCACTCTATGATGACCCGTCGATTGACGGCGACCCGGTGCCGATTCCGAGCACGGTCACGCGGCGCGGCTCGCACTTAGTCGCGCACCGTGGCTGTTTGTGGGGCGCCGGCGGCGTCGGGTCGGCGAAGCAACGCGCGTGGAGCTCGAGCGTGATTGTGCCCGGGCTCGAGCAAACCATCTTTAACCAAGGGGTCTTTTTCCCGGCGACGGCGTTGACGCGCGACGTGGGCGACCCGGTCACGGGGCTTGCGGTCATCCCGCAATCGTCGGGCAGTATGCAGCCGACCGCCCCGCTGGCGATTTTTACCGCCGTGCAAACCTGGCTCTATCAAGGCGATATGGTCGGCGACGCGAGCGCATCCCTCACGCAACTATCGGCCGAGGTCGGATGCCCGAGCGACCGCACGATCGTTGCGACGCCGGTTGGCGTGATTTTTTGCGGCAAGCGGAGCGTCTATCTCTTGTCGCCCGCGGCCGCCGAGCCGCGCGACATAGGTTGGCCGATTGAAAACGCGATTCGCCAGATTCCCGCCGTTGGCCGGGCCGTGTGCTGGGCAGTCTACCACCGCGGCTTTTACAAACTGGCGATTGTGCCGCCGGGCGCCGTCGAGCCGACCGTGCAATGGTGGATCGACCTCCGCCGCGGCCTCGGCGATCCACCGTCGTGGTGGGGCCCGCACACGATGCCGGCGTACACCGCGAGCACGCGCGCGCCGAATCACCCCCAAGAGGATGACCGGCAATGGGCCACGCTCGGCTCGACGGTCACGGCACAGATTCTCCTCCTCGACCAAGCCGACTCGTATATCGAGGACGGCGTGCCGCCCGTGCCGATTCAATCGCGCTGGACGTCGGCCTATCTCGACGCGCAAGCGCCGCTCACGCCGAAACTCGCGAAACGGGCGCGGGCGATTGCGCGCGTGAGCGCGCCGACCTCGCTCACCGTGACCGTGACGGGCGACGAGGCCGTCTCGGCGAGCGGCATTCTCCCGCTCAACGCGTCGGTCGGCGGCGTGTGGGATCAAAGCGACTGGAATACGGCGCAATGGGTTGTCTCCGCGCTCAATCTGGCGGAATGGGAAGTGCCCGTGCCCGAGATTCGCGCGCGGGCGTTTCAAGTGACTGCGGCGCATACTGACGCCGTGCGCTGCGACCTCCGCGACTTTGAGCTCCGCGTGCAACCGTCGGCGAGGGAAACCCGCTAATGGCTGTCATTCAACGCCCCGCCAAGCAGGGCAATGCGACGACGTATCAGGGCAAGGTTGCCCAAGGGTACACGGGCATTCTCGCCGCCGAGGTCGACGCCGATTTAGACGTCATTTATGCCGCATGGAATGGCGGCGTCGATACCGTCAACATTGCCGCGGGCTCGATTACCGCCGACAAAATTGCGCCGAATCAAATCGGCACGCGCGAGCTCGCCGACCTCGGCGTGGCGACCGCCGACCTTGCGAACCTCGCCGTGACGACGCCGAAACTCGCCGATGGCGCCGTGACGGTCGCGAAACTGGGCACTGACGCGAAAACCGCCGGCGGCGACTTGAGCGGGCAGTATCCCAACCCGACGGTCGTCAAGGTGTCTAGCGGGGTCCTCTCCTTTACGCCGCGCGGCGCCGTGAATGCATGGGCGAGCGCCCTTGATTTTATGGCCAATGGCTCGGGCTTCCCGAGTCAAGACCCTACCAAAACCGCGTGGATCTGGCGCCTCGCCTATGCGAACGATCAAGTCGAGCTCTATCGCGCGCCCACTGGGGGGTTCAATTATGCGATGATCTTCTCGATTAACAACGCCGGCAAAATCAGCGGCGGGGCGGCCCTTGGGCCGCGGCAAACCAAAAGCCCGACCGGGTTTTCGACCTCGACCTACAACACACCCGTGCTGGTCTATACCTTGCCGGCCATCACGACCCGTGGCGGCGCCGTGCTCCTCGTGATGAATCATACGTTGTATTACACGAGCTCGGCGACGAGCGGGAACGGGCAAATCGCGACCCTGATCTTTCGCAACGGAACGCAGATTACGCTGCACCAGCAAAATTATGGCTCCGGGGGCGGGCAGATTGTCGTGCCCGTGCCGGCGCTCACCTATCTCGATACGCCCCCGGCCGGAACGTACACGTACGATCTCCGCGTGCAGCTGTCGAGCACGACGAGCCCGACCGTGGTCGCCTCGGGCTTCGGGGATTGTAGCGCGCAGGAGATTGGCTAATGCCGACGACGTTTACATGCGCCACGTGCGGTAAAACGACCGAGGACCCGAGCGGATGGGCGCGGGCACAGATCACGCACACGCATTACGTGTCAGGCGACCCGGTCGCCGTGACGGCCGATGATGGGGTGGTGGTCGTCGACTTTGACACCGATACGTGTCGCGATACGTGGACGGCACGCATGCAGGGGCCAGCATGAGCACGAGCAACGGGCACGACGTCCTCGACCGCAGCACCATTCGTGCGCGGCGCGAGGCCGTGCACGCCGAGCTCCTCGTGAGCATGCAGGCCGTCGAGCGCTACCGCGGCGCACTCGCGATCCTCGACGAGCTCTTGCAGCTCGCCGACCCGGGCGAGGTCGTGCCGCCATGATTCGGCCCGCCGTGTTTGCCGACGTGCCCGGGCTCCGTCGGCTCTTTGCGGCGCTGGTCGCCGAGCTCGGGCCGACGCCGTATCCAACGCACGGCCCCGAGGACCTAGATAGCTTCACGCTGTTGACGGCGCAGCGCATCGAGGACCCCACGTTGCTCATGTATGTCGCCACCGACGACGACACGGGCGAGCTGGTCGGGTTTCTCGGCGGCGAGATCTCGCAGCGCGCCATCGGCGAGCCGCGCGTGTTTGGGAACGCGCACTGGCTTTACATCGCCCCCGCATACCGCGGCCACGGCGTCGCCCGGGCCCTCGTCGCGCGCGGCGTGGCCGACTTGGAAGCGCTCGGCGTGTCGCACGTCGAGCTCGCCGCCGTCGCCGGTGATACACAATGGGCGGCGCGGGGCTGGCTCCCTTTCCTCGTGCACCATGCCTTGCCGCTTGAGGCCGTTCGGGCCGGTGTCGCCGAGCGTCCCGCCGTCGACCAACCCACCTCGGCGGCCTCGACGGCGCCGGCCCCTCCTCCTCCGCTCGAGACCGTCAAGACGCCTCGCAAGCGGCGTCGGCGCAAGCGCACCGCGCCGCGGCCGAAACTCGTGGCCGGGGGCCGCGCGTGAGTCTCGTGATCCGCACCGCCGAGCCGGGCGACCGGCGCAACCTCGAGCTCTTGCTCGCGGCCCTTATGCGCGAGCATCAAGCGCGCTTTCCCGCGGCCTACCCCCACTTCCCCGACGCCGCCGAGGCCGCCGTTTCCATTGCCGCCGGCTACGCCGAGCGGCTTGCGCATGACGCAAGTTTGGTCGCCGTGCTGGCCGTCGACCGCGCGCCCGTGGGGCTTTTGGTGGGAGAGGTATGCGCGCGCCCCGTCGGCCGGCCGGCGACCGTGGGCTTTGTGGAATGGTTCTATGTGACGCCCGAGGCCCGCGGGCAGGGCATTGGCCGCGCGATTATCCGGGCCGCGCTCGCCCTCGTGCGCCCGTGCGGCGTGACGCACATTGAAGTCTCGAGCGTGCCCGGCGATCGGCAATGGCAACGGCGGGGCTGGCAGGAAAGCGCGCGCCGCTATGTCGCCCCCGTCGAGCACGTCGACGCATGGGTTGGTCCTGAGGAGGCCACGCATGATGCACGATAGCCGCCGCTATCACCGCACGCGCCCGCCGACGTTTACGCGGGCGTACGGCTCGCAGCAATCGACGCCCGGGGTCGTATCACCGTATGGCGGCCTGCCGGCACAAGTCGCCGGGCGGATCAACCGCCAACAGCTCTCGCCGCTTCTCCTCGGGCTCGGGGTTGGCCAAGGCAAGAAATATCAGAAACTCATGAGCGACATTCAAAGCGGCCGCGCCTCGGGGCCGCTCGCCTCGGCGATTCAGCAGATTCAAGGTTTCGCGCCGGGCGTGATTGGCGGGGCGCAAGATATTGGCAAGCAAATTTCCGCCATGGGCGGCCCGGCATACGAGCAACTCCGGTCCTCGATTGCGGCCGCGCAAGCGCAAATGCCGCAGTATCAGCAAGGCATCAACCAAGCCTTTAGCGCCGACCAAGCGGCGTTGCAGCAAGCACAAAACCTCTATGGGCAAGCGTCGGCGATGCTCCCGGGCTTGCAGCAAACCGCCGCGCAGGGCACGGCGGGCGCGCAGCAAGCCTTAACGGCCGCGCAGGGCTACATGACCGGGCCGCAAATGCAAGCCGCGCAAGCACAGCTCGCGCGTGCACAAGGGCTCTTGCAAGGCGGCCAAGCGGAAACCGGCGCCGGCCAAGCGCTCACCTTGGCACAACGCTACGCGCAGCAAGCCGCGTCGCCGATTGCCAATGAGGACCTCTACCAAATGGCGGCCCGGCGCGCGCTCGCCCAGGTGCGGCCCGGGCTCGCCGCCCGCGGCCTCGAGGCCGGCGGCGCCGGCGCGCAAGTCGAGAGTGACGTGTCGCGCGACTTGGCCTATCAGTTTGCGCAAAACCAAGCCGCGCAACGGCAAGCGACCTTGCAGGGCTTGACGGGCGCGGCGACCGGCCTCGGCAATCTGCAATCGCAAGCACAGCAAAACGTGGGCGCCGCGGCGAGCGGCCTCGGCAACCTACAGCAGCAAGGCTTACAGGGGCTCGAGGGCGCGAGTACCAACGTCCAGCAAGCGGCGCAGAATCAAGCCGCGCTCGGGCAAACGATGCTCCCTTACCTGCAAGCGATCCAGCAAGGCGGCGGCCAGCTCGGGCAAGCCGCGCAGCAAGGCGCGCAAATGCTCATGACGGGCCCCGAGCTCGCGCAACAGCAATTCAACGCGATGAATCAATATGGGCAAGCGCTCATGCAGCAATACAATCTCCCCATGCAAACAGCGGGCAACCTCACAAACTTGCTCACGGCGGGCATGTCGCCGGGGCTGCAGATGCTCCAAGCGACGTCGCCGCAGGTCGCGAGCTCGAGCAAGGGTTACAATATCCTCTAGGAGCGGGGGCGCATGACGCACGATAGCCGGCGGTATCATCGCACGCGGCGCCCGACACACGCGCGCGCGTACGGCATGCTCGGCGCCATTGGCGGCGGCCTCGAGAGCGCTGCGGGCGCCGTCGGGAGCGGCCTCGAGAGTGCCGCCAGCTCGGCGCTCGGCGGCGTCGGTAAGACCGCGCTCTCGGGCCTCGAGAGTGTCGGGCAAGGAGTGCAATCGCTCTTTAGCGGGGCCCCGAGTGAGGCCGGGCGCATTGCCGCGCTCGGGCAAACCGTGCCCGAGGGCGTCGATATTGTCGGCCCGAGCCCGACGTTTACGGGCCCCGGGTTTCTGCAAAGCGTCGCGCAGGGGTTTGTGCACGGGCCGCAGCAATATGCCAACCCGAGCACGGCGACGAGCTTCGGGCAAGGCGTCGGCGGCCTCTTGCAAGCGCTCGACCAATTGAATGCCGGGCGGCAAGGCGGCGTGTCACTGCAACCGATTGTGAGCGGAATTGCGCCGCAACCGTTGCAGGGCCCGCGCGTGATTCCGAGTGCGCCCGCGCAAGTAGGGCAAGGGAATATTATGAAGATGCTCGGGCAAATTCTCGCGGCCGTCTAACATGGGCGACTCGCCGGTCCTCGACACGATCAAGAACGTCGCCGGCTTTGGCGTCGGCACGCTCGCGGCGCTCACTACCATCAAGTCGGGCGGCCTCGGCAACTACTTGATAAATCGGCAACGCATGTTGGCGGATCCAAGCTATCGTGCGACGCTCATCGATTCGCCCTTTGCGGCGGGGGTGATGGGCCTTGGGCAGGGGCAAGCCCCCACACCGGCGGCGCAAGCGCAGGTCGCGCAACCTCCCGATTTTGTCGGGCCGCCGCCGCCGCCGGGCATCGCGGCACCGCAAGATGTCCGCTACTTGCCGACCGGCGGCCATTGGTATCCCGCCGTGTCACCGCTGGACTACGCCTCGCAAGTGAAGACCGAGCAGGATCGGGCGACCATGATCGGGCTCACGAGCAACGATCCCGCCATCCGTACGCAATCGAAACTCGCCATTGGCGTGCCGCTTTCCAACGACGAGCTCGGGGAAGCGGTTGGCGCGGGCCGCCAAATTGTGCGGCAAGCGGGGCCGGGCTCTCAAGTGCAGTATCGCACGCAATGGGGCGGCGTCACGGTCGGCTCGCCGTACATCGCGGGCAACTATCTCGACCAAGATGCGGCGCAGATCGTTGCCGCACGCACGGGCGGCGTCGTCGTGCCGAGCCCGACCGGCGGCTATGAGGTCAAAACGCCCGAGAAACCTATCGAGGGCGAGTATCTGTCGAAGGAGCTCGCCGAGGCCGCGAGGACAAAGCCGAATCAAGAGGCCGTGCCGACCGGGCGCACGATTAATGGCGTGCCGTCCTATATGCTCCGAGACAAGCCGCCGGCGGGCGTGGCGCCGCTCGAGTCACGCGGTACCGTGCAACCGCCGCGGCCCCCGGCCCCGGCGGCGCCGGCAACGCCGCCCGCGACGGCCCCCGCGGCCCCCGCGGCGCCCGCTGCGCCGGCGGCGCCCGCGGCCGCCCCGGCGGAGCCCGCGGCGCCCGCACCGCCGCCGCCGCCCCCGCATGAGGTCGTAACGCAACAGCCCGACGGCTCGTTTGCGCCCGTCAAGCCAGCGGCACCGCCCGCGAGGCCGGCGCCACCGCCGCCGCCGGCTCCGCGGCCGCCCGCGCCTCGAGCCGAGGCAACGCCCGCCGAGGCGCCGCCGCTCCTCGCCGCCGCCGGCCCGCCGAGCTCGCCGCTCTTCCAATTCCCGTGGCAAACGCCCGCGGCGGCTCCCGTGGCGGCGCCCGCGCCCGTCATGGTGGCTCGCGCCGAGCCGCCCCCGTATGAGCTCGTGCCGGGCAGCGAATTAGGCGGTGTCGCGAGCGGCGCCCCGCCGGCGCCCGCCGAGCAACGCGGCCCGACGCCACCGCCGACCCCGCCCGCACCCGCAACCATTGTGCCATTTGCGCAAGAGGCGCCGGGGCAACCGGCGCCCCGCGCCGGCGTGTCGCCGG